AGACTCGCTGATGAATCTGTACATGTCCAACTTTGCGATGATGCAAAACTTTCAGTATAGCCTGACCGAGTTGGAAAACATGATGCCGTGGGAAAGGGAAATCTACATGAGGTTGCTTCTGGAACACCTGAAGGAAGAGAAAGAAAGAGCGGAGCAGGCACAAAAAGAAGGAAACATGCCTAGCATGAGATGAGGAAGAGATAGAAAGAAATGGCAGACCCAGCAAACCAAGCACAAAACGCATCAACAGGAGTCGGTCCGGGGCAACCATCCCCCACGCCCGATGCAGGTGTCGCTCCCGAACCTCCGCCATTGGAAGCGGGTCAGTTTTCTGTTGGAAACTTGAAAAGTACCATCACGGCACTCAACAAGTTGGGTGTTGAGGGACAGGCTGCGTCTTCGGCATTGAACAGCGTAAAGAAGATGCAGGATGAGTTGAACGAAAAGATGCAGGAGGAGATAAAGCAGAAGGAAGAGATAATCAAGAGAGAGAAGGAGAGAATTGAAGCCGAAGAGAAACTGAAGAAGATTCGTAGAGAAATGGCGGAAACCGAACAGGAATTCGCCGCCTTCAGGAAAGCGGACGGCACGATGACCGAAGCCGCCTCGGTGATGTATCAGAGAAGAATGCGGTCTCTGAATGAAGATATGGTCAAAGCAAACAAGACCGTTGCAGAATCCACGGTGGAGCAGAGGAAAGCAGAACAGTCATATGCGGAAGCGTCAAAAAGAGTCACGGACTTGGCGATTTCCATTCGCACCACTGTAGGTACTCTAGACACATTCCCGGACGATGTAAAGAAAGCATTCGGCAAAGCAGTTGAAAATATAACATCCTCCTTGGATGCTGCTGTTGACAAGACAGCAAAGTCAATAGAAGAGTCATCAAAGAGGATAGAAAAGAATAGGGAAAAGGCACAAGAAGCCAGTTTGAAAGCCACGATGGAAGATGAGCGCGAGGTAATGGATGCCACCCGAAAAGGTGAAATGAGGCGATTGAAATCTGTGATGGCATCCAAAGCCGGAGACTTGGCTCTTGAGGCGGCAGAGAAAGGCGGTATCGTAGGCGTGTCTGAGATTGCCGCCGCACAGGAAAGCATGAAAGATTTCACCGAGGGCTTCAAGAAATTCAAGGGAGGAAGAGAAGTAACTGCGGCTGAAACCCTTCAGTTTGATGCAATCGCCAAAATGCTTCAAAAAGCGAGTGCGTCGGATATTGATGCCCTTACACCCGAAAGAATTGAGGCTGCTCTCCAAAAGGCGGGATACAAAGACTACAAACTGACAGAAGACATGAAAGAGTTGTTGGCTGATAGCGTCAAGGCAACAAAGGAAGCCCGAGCGAGCGGAGAAGCCGCGGACAACGAAGTCATAATCGCAATGGGTACAAGTCTGGAAAAGATTGACACTCTCCAGAAAAACATAGTCAACAACTCCAAAGAAACAATCAACTTGATGAAGCAGGAGAAGGTAAACGAACTCATCAAGCAAGGAATAAAAGCAGATCAAGCGGCAAGAATTGTTGCCAGTCAGTCAGCGACTCGCGGCTCTGCACTCCAAATAGCCATAGCACAGGAGGAAAAAAGAGCAGCAAGAGCATTGATGGCAGTAAATGAGAGTGGAAATGACGCTCTTGTACTCGGCATCGGTCAGATGTCAGAGAACCAAAAACAATCAATAGAAACAGCGGTGGAAGATAGATTCACCATTCCAAAATGGGCGGGCACTCTCATAGGAGCATATCAGAATAGCATCGGAGTGATGCAAGAAGAGTTCGGCAGATTGGCTGGTCTGTTCGGAGGCTCCGGGTCTTTCACCAAAGTGCTGATGGTCGCCGGTTTGGCGTTGGGTGTTGTGGTGGGGTACATCTGGTCATACTTCCAGAAAGTATGGGGTGTCATTTCCATGATACCAAAATTGTTCTCTTTCCTTGAGGGTCGCTTCCTTAATGGTATTCTCATGAGATTTGGATTTGGTGCAGTGGAAAAAATGGGTTCTATGCTGGACCTGGTCAAGAAGTTTTTCATGGGCGGCGGCAAGATGATAATGGGAACATTTGCAATGATTGGAAACGCAATCAAGTTTGCCTTGGTGAAGCCCATAGAGATTTTCGGCAAGTTCCTCAGTTTCTTGAGAATACCTACCGGAGCGGGTGGGTTGGTAGGAACTCTTGGAAATGTCTTCAAATCCATAACTGGTGTTTTCAGCACTCTCGTCCCCGGAATAAGAGGCGTAGGACAAGCGATACCATTTGTTGGTAGATTTCTTGGATTCATACCTCAAATTGCCGGGGCTTTCAAACTCGGTTTCAGTCTAGCATCAAAATTCTTTCCTCCCCTGTTTGCGATAGTCAACATCATCACCGCAATAGTCGGTGCCTTCCGTGGTTTCGGACAAGGCGGAATCAAGGGAGCAATAATTGGCGCAATAGCCCAAGTCATTTCGGGATTCACCTTTGGTATTTTGAATTTTCAAGACATCTTTGATTTCCTGAACTCTGCGTTGGGACCGATCATAGAAGGACTGATAGATGTTCTTCAATATGCATACAAGGTTGTTCTCAAACCATTCGTTGATTTCATTATGCAAGTATTTCAGATATTTAAGGGAGAAGGTGGATTTGCAACCAAGATAATCAAAGTGATAACGGCAGGAATGCTTGCTCTTTTGAAATATGCCTTGGGTGTGATTATACTGCTTCCTATTAAAATTGCTGGAATGTTAACGACTGCGTTTTTGCACATAGTAAAATTCCTCGTCATAGACATCCCTATGATGCTATTTGATGCTGCCATGTGGTTCTGGAACTGGATAACGAGCGGGGAGTGGTTGGCTGACATCAATAACTTCGGCACTTGGGTATTGGACAAACTCAAAGAATTCTGGTATTGGCTTCTGGACAGCATCGCCGAAGCGTTTGCAGGATTCCCTGTCATCGGTCCCTACATCGCCGGAAAGATAAAACCCTCGGACGAAGACAAAGAAAAAGAAATAGTCAAAAAAGCACTTTCCGATCCCCTGAAAGAAGCAGCCGAATCTGCTTCCATTCAACAATCCACAGCAGCGGATTCCCAAAGAGCCTTTGCTAGCAATATGGCAAACTATCCAACGGCAGGGACAGGAATTCCCGCATCTAGCATCTCCGTCACCGCAGGCAGGGTCATGACGAATACAGGAGTTCCCCTGCAAACCCCATATGCAACTTCAGCCGCTGCGGTTCAGATGGCTAGGGCACAAGCACAATCCGCCGGAAAACCCGGTGCGGGGGGAGTGGTTCAGGTGAATGGCGGAACGACAAATGTACTCGGAGGAGGAGGGTCCGCTCCTTTGCTTCCGATTCCACCAAACAGGAACCCAGACCCGACATATCGTGCCCTCCTGTTCATGGAAGCACCGGCACTATAAGAAAACACCCCCTCTTTCGGAGGGGGTGCTTCTTTTCCAGCGGGCTTGACTGGGCTTTTACTCGTCGTCCGCCAACTTCTTGAAGTACGAGAAGGCATCCTCCTCGTCATCGGAATCCTCCGACGCAGCGGGCTTCGGGGCTGGCTTCTTGGCAGGAGCCATTTCCTCTGTCTTCTTCTTCATCGCCGAACGGAAATCCTCCGGCTCGGCTTCCTCTGCACGCACGGCTGAACCGGGCGAGGCACCGCCACGGAGAACCTGCTCCATGCGGCTGGCAAGTTCCTCGTAGGACTTGAACTGGTCGGGGGCGACGAAGGGCTGGAGTGCATGCTGGGACTTCCAGATAGCCTCCATCTTCTTGTCGTCCTCAAGCAAAGGCTCCTGATTCTGGAAACCGCTCTTTTCATAAGAAACATAGCCGCTGTCCATATGAGCCTTCAACTTGAAGTTCGCTCCCGTCCAGAAGTCAAACGGATTGAACTTCGTATCGTCAGGAGTGGTGGGATTCATCGCCTCCTGCAACTTGTCAAAGATCTTCTTGCCGTACTTGAACAGGAAGACCTTGCCCTCGTTCTCGCGATTGCTAGGGTCGCTGACCACATAGATGTTGCTGATGTAGGTCAACTTGCGCTTGCGGTCGCGTGCGATGGTCTTGTTCGCCTCAAGTCCGCTGCCCCACAACTCGTTGTTGGCTTCGCAGATGGGGCACTTCCTGCCGTTGATGGTGGTCGGGCAGTTCTCAATGAGCCACCCACCCTTGCCTTGGAATCCGTGCGAGAAGACGCGAACCCACGGGAGTTCCTCGCCCTCCACCGCCATGAGGAAGCGAATGACCGCATAGCCATTGCCCGCCTTGTCCCGCTCCAGCGACCAGAAACGGTCATCCTCGTAACTCTTCCTGCTGTTCAACTTGCCCATTTCCTTGGACAACTTGTCCACCATGGACTGCGAGTTCTTCTTCATGCTTGAAAATCCTGACATGTCGTATCTCCTGTGTGTAAGGTGTGTGAAATGTATCCGACTCTGTATACAGTATACAGTGTGTATCGTGTTCAGTCAAGGGGCAACTTGGATTTCCTGCCGCCCCGAATCATGTTCAATTCCTCAAACTCCGCCCGCAACTTCTCTCGCATTGGTTTCGTTACCAATTTTGCGATAGACTCCGGCTCGATTCCGTGTCTTTCACAGACTTCAAGAACCGCATCAATATACCGCCCGTCCTTGCGGGTCTTACAAAGTTCCTCTATCTCTTTGGTGAATGTCTCTTCCAGATTTATTATTGAACCCATCATATATCCTTTTCTTATGGAATTTGTTCGTCGTTGTTGGGGTCAGCGGTTTCTATCGGCATCTCGTCAATGGTATCAACCCATCGCTGTACCGCACGCTGAAACTCCTCGGTGGTGAGCAGCATTCCCAACTGCTCGCCTCTTTCGGTCATGAAACGAATGCAATGCATCCTCTGTGGGGCATCCTCCGTCTTCACTTCCTCTTTCTTGAACCAATCAGTGAGCCATCCCATTGGCAATCTCCTGTATGTCCTTGAAATCGTTCTTTGTCCAGTAGGATTTCATGGCATCGCCAAGCGAAACCTTGAAGTCCTTCCTGTTTTCAATGAACAGTTGGCTCTCTCCGGTGTCCGTGGCAAACATCAATACGATGTTCTCCGCGACCATTCCAGTACGCTCTTCCCACATCCATGAGTATGCCGCTGCCTGATTGAAGTAGTTCTTGATCCACGACTTCTTCTTCGGCTTTCTTGCTGTCTTGAAGTCAATGATTGCCGGAGAACCCTCATAGTCCGCGATGCAGTCTACCCGTCCAGCCATTCGCAGGACATCCGACCAGAGGGGCTTCTCAATTGCATACACCTCGCCGATGTTCTGCAAATAGGGGAAGATAAGGTCAAAATGCTGCTTGTCCTCAATTGACTCAGGAATCGCCTGTTCAATAAGGTATTTCTCCACCACCTCATGCATCCGCGTGCCTCTTGCGATTGCAACCTCGGAAATCTTCTTCTTCTCGGGGTCTTCACGCCACTTCTTCCAAAACTCCTGGTCTTCGTGGTTGACAACGGTGGTCACGGAAGGAAACCACTTGCCGCTCGTAGGCGAACGGTAGAACCTTCCATGACCCTCAATCTCAACCTTCTCAATGTAGTCATTCTGCGTGCTCATGTTCAATAGTCTCTCATGTTGTTTCTTGGATGTGCCCGCTTGATTTTTGAGATGACTTCCTTGAACCCAGAATCCGGCTTACGCACGCCGATTCTCACCGGGTCACAAAGCGCAGGAGAGGATGGCAGGTATTGCTCGATGCACTTGGTCTTGCCGCATTTCGGGCAAGGCTTCCTGCATGGTTTGTTGCGGTCTGCCATTCGAAGGAACTCTTCAAATGTGTGTTCGCATTCTTTGCATCTGTAGTCATAGTTAGGCATGGTGATACTCTATTTAGTGTACCACTCCGGAGGCGGACGCTTTTTCCATCTCGCGAATCTGGACTTGTCGCCGATGTAATACGCCCTGTAGGCATCAACGAAGTGCGACCTTTTGTACTGCTCGGGCATCGCCTGCGGGTGCGGGGTAAGCGAACCATTAGGGATTTCCGAAGAGTTCATAATACACCAGTCAATCACCTCTTCTGACTTGTGTACCTTATCGTAGCGATAGGTGTACTCTTGGCACAGGGCTTTCGCGTGCCTGCACAGCCAATCGTAGTTCTCTCGGTTGACTCCTGTCCATATGGTACACGGGTGTCGCGTGTGCGTGCGCTTGTACGGCGCGCACCCGCCCGCGTGCGAGGAACAAAGCATCTGTGCGGACTCAAGAATCATCTTCACGACATGCTGGTCGCAAAGACTCTGTGCCGCCACAACCGGGTCTTCATGTACTGCGAAGATGTTCAATCAGTCCACTTTCTATGATTCCAGAGATGCCACAAACGGTGCGTGAAAATCGCCCACCCCAGACCGAGCCACGAACTTGCCTCATACTTACCTTCTGCACATACCATGGTGTAGATGTGTACATCCGGTCCGACAGCGGGGCATCGCACCTTCAGACCAATCTTGGCACGGCGACGGGCGACCTTTGCTTTCTTCGCTGCCATTACCGGTCCTCCTGAACATTGGATTCCTTGACCCAAAAGGTCTCCGGACCCCATTCGCTGCTGTGTGTGGTGACGAGGTATTGCTTGCCCCAGTTCGGGTGGACTTCAATCTTTCGGACGGTCGCTACACGCTGCTCCTCAACGAGCCAAACCTTCTTGTTCTTCGGTTCAGACATTTCATTTCTCTGATAGATTGCTGTTTCTGCCGTTGCACGCTGCTCGGGCTTGTGGTACATCATACACGCTTTCGGTGCGTTGTCAAGTACATCGGCATGATTTTGACCCGACTAAATAGAAAGTGGAGGAACTACACAATGCCGATGACAATGACTATACCTGAAGTGCTTGAATCAATCAAGAGCAAATCAAAGAATCGCGACGACATCGTTCGTCACCTTCGCGAAAACTCCAGCATGGCTCTCAAGCAAATCCTGAACTATGCATTCTTTAATAATGCAAAGTGGTACAGAAGCGATTTGCCTGCCTACACCCCCGACCCGTCGCCTGAAGGTCTTTCAATGACCAACCTTTTCATTGAATGCAAGCGACTCTATATCTTCAAGGAATCCTACAACCTGCCTCGCGAGAGGAAGGATATCCTTTTCATCCAGATTCTTGAGGGTGTTCACCCGACTGAAGCATCGCTTCTTCGGAATCTCTTTGATGGTTCTTTCGGTTATGCCTACGGGCTTGACAAGAAAATCGTCAAGGAAGCGTTCCCGGATCTTGACCAGATGAAAATCAGCGCGTGATATCAACCGCGTTCTTGGCGAACATCGCAAGGAAATAGGAATCCACCACATCGGAAACGGGACTGCCGCAGTCCTTGCTCTCGTTGTCCATCGCTTTTCTTAAGTCGTGTCCGGTTTTAGCAAGGAATGCTTCGTGCATCATGCACTTGTCAGCATTGCCTTTCCCGTGGGCAAACTTCTTTAGGGCTGTCGGGGCGATGACGCGAAAGTGAAATCTTCGCTTCCACAACTTGTGCTTGAGCAAACCGCAGTTCTCGGCGATGTGGAAGACCTTACCCTTCGCACCCATGGCATAGTCCTCTATGATGATGAAATCGGGTTCAATGTCGCAGATGCGGACAGCCCATTCGGATATGCGGTCAAACCTGTCTTCTTGTGAATGATAATCCTGATGTGCCGTCCCATGAATGGTGAATTCATCCGAAAGGCGATAATCGGTCTGATGCCTCTTCACACTTGTCAGGTAGTGTATCTCAATTTTTTCATCAGACATCACCGTGACGGCAGGAGTAGTCATTGAATAGTCAATTCCGATCACTTTCATCCAAGTATGTATTGCTTCCTGCCGAAGATGTGGTATACTATGAGCATGAACATTGAAGAAATCAAGCAACTGGTGGAGAAGGAGTTGGGCATGGACCCGACCGAACTCGGGGACGAATCCATTCGCATCCCGAAGTTGCACGCCAAGTTCCTCAACATCTTTCACGACGAGTCGTTGACCCTCCGCAAGTACGAGTCTGAATACCGGCTGCTTCGCAAGCGGAAGTGGGAATACTACAACGGCAAGATGAGCCAAGAAGAACTTAAGGAACTCGGATGGGAACCTTTCGCCCACCGCATCCTCCGTCAGGACATGGACATCTACATGGATGCCGACCCGGACATTTCCAAGTTGTCCGCAAAGATGGAATTGCAGAAGGCGAAAGTTGATTACCTGGATGCGACCATCAAGTCCATCAACAATCGGCAATGGGTCATTCGCAACGCCATTGAGTGGAAGAAATTCATGAGTGGAGTGACCTAAATAGTTGAATGCCGAAGATTGAAGTTCGCAATATGAACACGGCATACCTCCGCGTATTGGCGGAGAACTCTGTCGCTCGCGAACTACAGGACTACTTCACATACGATGTCCCCGGAGCGAAGTTCACACCCGCGTTCAAACGCAAAGTGTGGGACGGGAAGATACGGCTCTACAATCCACACTCCGGTCTGCTGCCCGCAGGTCTTGTAGAGTATCTTGCCACATTCGCGAAGGACCGTGGATACGAGATGGAAGTTGATTCCGAAGTCGCGGAACCGGAAATCAAGTTTGACTGCGACTCCGTGAAGAAGTTTGTCGAGTCCCTGCGCCCGCACGCACGCGGGGAACCGCTGGTGCCGCATGACCATCAGGTGGATGCCTTGTGCCATGCCCTGAACAAGACACGATGTGTTCTTCTTTCGCCTACGGCAAGCGGCAAGAGTCTGGTCGTCTATTCGCTGTGCCGACACTACCAGTCGGTCATCCCGCAGCACAAGAAGATACTCATCGTCGTTCCCACCATCTCGCTCGTCACGCAGATGTATGCCGACTTCGCGGACTACTCTTCGCAGGTTGATTGGAGCGTCGAGAAGAACTGCCACAAGATAATGGGAGGGCTGGAGAAGATGACGAACAAGCAAATCGTCATCTCCACATGGCAGTCAATCTACAAGATGCCCCGTGCATGGTTTGACAACTTTGAGGCGGTCATCGGCGACGAAGCCCACCTGTTCAAGGCACAATCCCTGTCCAGCATAATGAACAAGTTGACCGACTGCCCCTATCGTATTGCATTGACCGGAACGCTTGACGGCAGCAAGATACACAAACTCACCATTGAGGGTCTGTTCGGTCCCGTCCATCGGGTCATCACGACAAAGGAACTGATGGAGAGAAATCTTCTCACTTCCTTGCGGATTGAGTGTATCCTCCTGCGGTATCCACCCGATGTAAGGAAAACAGTATCTGGGTTGGACTATCCCGGCGAGATTGAATGGCTGGTGGGGTGCAAGGCAAGGAACGAGTTCCTCGCGCACCTATGCGCGGCTACGCGCGGGAACACGCTCGTCCTGTTCAACTATGTGGAGAAGCACGGCAAGCCACTCCATGAGATGATTGAGAAACTTTGCGGCAATGACCGCAAGGTGTTCTTCGTTGCTGGAGAGACGGACGGTGAGGAGCGGGAGGAAATCCGCAACATCGTGGAAAGGGAAACGAACGCCATCATCGTGGCATCCTACGGCACCTTCTCCACCGGCATCAACATCCGAAGCCTGAAGAATGTCATCTTTGCCTCCCCGTCAAAGAGCCGCATCCGCATCCTACAGAGCATCGGTCGCCAGTTGCGAAAGATGGACGGCAAGCACATCGCGAAGTTGTATGATGTGGCGGATGACCTCCACCACGAAAGCACCCTGAACTACACGCTCCGTCACTTCCTGAAGCGGACGAAAATCTACGAGAGCGAGCAGTTCAACTACAAGTTGGTCAAGTTGCCGATTGACCTGAAGATAAAGAGACCTTCATGATTCAATACTATCCCATCAAGATGCTGAAGATGGTGACGGGCGAACAGGTCATCACCGGCATAGCCGATGGCGGGACAAACAACTACATCTTTGAGAGACCGATGGCAATCGTGGTCGTTCCCGTGAAGAAATGGAAAAACTTGAGGAACCCCAATGCCGGAGATTCGGTTGAGGGAATGAATGTGATTCTCAAGGACTGGATAGACTTCACGACCGATGACTACATCACCGTGCCGAAGAGCAATGTCGTGGCGATAATCACGCCCCTGCGAGACCTCGTAGCCGACTACCAGATGGCGAAGATAAACGCCGACATGGACAGGGAGATTGACAACGCACCTGATGCCCTGTCTGACCCTGATGAAGAAGGCGAAGAGACTGATGAGGATGACGGGGTTGACCCGGAGTTTCCCGGCTGGGGCGGCAATCCCAAGTTTGACCGCTGAACGCTTCCGCCCACTTGACACTTAAGGAACTCATAGTATACTATGTTACTAACCAGGTATTACTCTAGAGAACTTCTCAAGAGTTTACTAGAAGAGTTCATCATCCAACCCTTTTCTTCTTAAGTGTATCTAGTAGGGCTAACACGATGACCTGACGAAAAATCTTCCCACTTTCCCAAAAAATCTGGAGAATCTATGCCACCGAAATCAAACCACTACATCGACAACAAAAAGTTCATGGAGGACTTGATAGCACACAAGAAAGCCGTCAACAAGGCTAAGAAGGAAAACACACCCAAGCCCGGCATCACCAACTACATCGGGCAATGCTTTCTGGACATCGCCAACAATCTTGCCAAGAAGCCAAACTTCACGAACTACACCTACAAGGAAGAGATGGTGTCCGATGCGGTGGAAAACTGCGTCATGTATGCCACCAACTTTGACCCCAAGAAATCCACGAATCCGTTTGCCTTCTTCACGCAGATAGTGTACTATGCCTTCCTCCGTCGCATCCAGAAGGAGAAGAAGCAACTCTTCATCAAGATGCGAGCCTTTGAGCAGAATGACCCGACAGGCAAGTTTCGCAACTGGATGAGCGAGGAACACAAGAAGTACGAGGATTCCACCGAGAGTCCCTTCTATGAGTTCATGATTGACGACTTCGTGGAGCGAGAGAAGACACAGGCAAAGAAGAAGAAAGCCAAGAAGAAGGTAGCGACCAAGGCTAAGGACAAGAAACTGAAGGACTTGATGGAATGAACGACAAGGCGACAATCATCAACGGCAACTGTCTGGATGAAATGAGGAAGATGGCGGAAGCGAGCGTGGATGCCATCGTCACCGACCCTCCCTATGGATTGGAGTTCATGGGCAAGGAATGGGATGCGCCTTGGAAGCAGACGAGTGGCGGATTTTCGGAACCGGGCATCGGAGACCGAAAGACCAAATGGCCATCGTTCAAAGGTTCCAACAGGGTCAGGTGCGGTTCTTGTGGGATGCTCGTAGGACAAGGCGGTTCCAAGTGTAAATGCGAAAATCCCCGTCCTGTCAGTCAGGATGCAGAGAGGATGCGAGCATTTCAGGATTGGGCACATGAGTGGGCGGTGGAAGCCTTGCGTGTCGCCAAGCCCGGTGCCCACATTCTTGTTTTCGGAGGCACCCGAACATACCATCGGATGACCTGTGCACTTGAGGACGCAGGATGGGAGATCCGTGACTGCGTGATGTGGGTCTATGGCAGCGGGTTCCCGAAGTCACTGGATGTGAGCAAGGCGATAGACAAGACCGCGGGGGCGGAGCGTGAGATAATCGGACCTCCTCCTTACAAGAGAGGAAAGCCGACTCAACAATATAGCAAAACAAGAAAGGTGAGTTATGATTGCGACCCACAACCAATCACCGCTCCCGCCACCGACGCTGCCCGCCAATGGAGTGGTTGGGGCACGGCACTCAAGCCAGCATGGGAACCAATCATCGTCGCACGAAAGCCGCTCGTCGGCACGGTGGCGGAGAATGTCCTCAAGCACGGCACGGGTGCGATGAACATTGACGGATGCCGCGTCGGCACTGAGCAAGTCACCATCAACACCTTTGATGACGGGATGAAGCCTTTCGGAAACGGGGCTGGGCATGCCTACTCATCCAAGACCGTGACCGGAAGATTTCCGGCAAACCTTATTCATGATGGAAGTGAAGAAGTGATGAGGCTTTTTCCGGATACCGGTAAGAGCACAGGAGGAAGGACAATCAAGAGAAAAGGTGGAGGTAATGTAGGCAGCGGAAAAGCATCCGAAGCCGCATGGTCAAATGATGATCCTGGTTTTGGAGACAGTGGTTCGGCTGGAAGATTTTTTTATACGGCAAAGGCAAACAAGTCCGACCGCGGCAAGGATAACATCCACCCGA